ATGTATGTCATTGCAAAAGAACTGATTGGTGCGCCCGGAATGCCTGCTACAACAAAAGGTATTCGCCAGGCATTACAACGTTACGTACAAGGGAAAAGCTGTTGTTCCCGTCGTCGCTCAGGCTCTAAAGCAACTGAATACAGCATCGACTGTTTACCTGAAGTGACGCAGCAGGCATTACGTGAACGCTACGCCCTGCAACTGATGACTCAAAAAGTCGATGAATCACCGGCTCCAGTGGTGACAAAGGCCAGACGCTCGCCTGCCGTGGTTGATGCGGTGGAGGCATATCGCGGATCACCACAACTGATGGTCGAACGCCTTAATGCCCTGACTGAAAACCAGCGCCAGGTGGCTGATGCACGAATCGCGATCGTCAGCGAAGTTCTGAAAGTCGCGCAACAACCTGGTTTCAGCTGTGCGAAGGCTATCCGGTTTATCGTTGACAACCTGGCACGTTCGCAGCTGGACGAGCGCATTGTGGCAATGGTTGAGACGGCGAACGCCAAAAAGGGAAACAGCCGCGCGTTAAGTGAAATCACGCTGAAACGCTGGATTGCGGCCTTTAACAAGGCGCAGAACGCCGCTGAACGCCTGCTTTTACTGGCACCGGGTAAGCGCCAGGAAATAAAAGCCGAAGATATTAACTGGCTGCCCGAATTTCTGGCGCAGTATCGCCAGTCAAACGGCCGACCAATGACCGAGGCTTACGAGGATTTTGTCGCTGAATGGCAGCACCGGCACGCTGATGAGCCTTATATGCTCGATATCATGCCGTCTTATGACACCATTCGCCGCGCAATGAAGAAACTGCCGGAAGTGGTGAAACAAAAAGGCCGGGTGACCGGCAGTGAATACCGCCAGCTTGAGGGATTCACGCGCCGCGACTGGTCCAGAATGCCGGTGAATTATGTCTGGATTGGTGACGGTCACGGCATGAAGCTGAAATGCGCACACCCGGTTCACGGTCGGCCATTTGCACCGGAAGTGACCTTTGTTATCGACGGTGGCACGCGCTTTGTGGTGGGCTGGAGCCTTGACCTGGCTGAAAATGTTTTCGCCGTAGCCGGTGCCATACAGCACGGCATTCGCCATCACGGCAAACCGTTTCTGTATTACTCGGATAACGGCTCCGGGGAAACCGCCGACATCCTGGATAAGGAGGTTGTGGGGATACTGCCGCGACTGGGGATTAATCACCCGACCGGGATTGCCGGTAATCCGCAGGGACGAGGCATTATCGAACGGCTTAACCGCACATTACCGATGCGCATAGCCCGTAAATACCGCACCTATTTCGGGAAAGGTGCAGATCGCGAGACGTTACGCAAAACCAACCGCGATTTACGCTCGGCATTTACTGCCCTGCAACAGGGCAAACGGCTGAACGCCCGGCAGCAGTCAGCGATGCGTGATTCACCGTCCTGGGCTGAACTGATTGATGCCATTCGTGATGGTGTTGAGTGGTACAACAACCGGCCGCACGATGAATTACCGGTGAAGCCGAACGGCAAGCATTACAGCCCGGCGGAGTTCAGAAAAAAACGCCTGGCGGAAGAGGACACGGAAATTGAATGGCTGTCCGATGTTGAGCTGCGGGATATGTTCCGGCCGATGGTGGAACGCCCTGTAAGACGCTGTGAAATACGCTGGCTGAATAATATTTACTACGCGCCCGAGCTGCGTGACGAGCATGGTCGTAAGGTGCTTATCAGCTATGACATTCATGATGCCGAACGAATTACCGTACGTCGCCTGGATGGCAGCGTGATTTGCGAGGCGGTATGGGACGGCAATAAACGCGAAGCCTTCCCGGTCAGCGCGGAATACCACAAACAGCAGCAGCGCCTTAAAGGCATGCGTAAACGCGCAGAGGAAAAAATCCGTGATGCCGAGGATGAGATTGTCAACGTGCTGGACCAAAAGCCACAGGAGCCGTGGCTGGAAAATATATACCGCCCTGTGGGTAATACGGTGATCGTTCAGCAACCGGTCGCTGACGATGAACCTGATGAAGAATACGAGCGTAATTTCCAGCGGGGATTGCAGCTGCTTGAAGCGAAATTAAAAGAAAATGACCCTCTGGCCTGAAATAAAAAAATAACCCGAGCGGCGACTCAGGTTATTTGATTAAACAAAGGAACTACACAAACGCGAGGTAATAATATGACCGATATAAACGATGTAATCAAGACCATTGATGAACTTATTGATGGCGGCGTGCTGACGCAGTATGCCATCGCCAGAGAGGCGGGAATTTCCGACGGCACATTATCGGCTTTCCGCAAGGGGAAATATAAAGGCGATAACGCCGCTGTGGCTGCTTCCCTGCGCTCCTGGTATGAGAACTGGAATAAACAAAGCGCACTGCCGGAACCGCCGCAGTTTGTGGAAACTCAGACAGTCCAGGAGCTGCGCGCACTGTTTCAGGCGGTTCGCCTGATGGGCTGTATTAACGTTATTGTGGGCGTACCGGGTGTGGGTAAAACGGCCACTGCCCGTAATTACTGCCAGGAGCAACCAAACACCTGGATGATCACCCTGTCACCCGCGCACTCCAGCGTCACGGAGTGTCTGCTGGAGCTGGCCGATGCGCTGGGGATTGATTACACCCGCGCGAACAAAGGGGCATTATCCCGCGCCATCCGCCGTCGCCTGATGGGAACGCGTGGACTGGTGATTGTGGATGAGGCGGATCATCTTGGTATTGACGGTCTGGAGCAACTCCGGGCAATTCAGGACGCCACGGGGATCGGGATGGTGCTTATTGGTAACCCGCGCGGATTGTTTAAAGGTGGACGCCGCGCCTTTGATGATTTATCGCGCCTGTTCAGCCGTCTTGCCCGTACAAAACAACTTCGCAAGGCCAAAAAGGCGGATGTGCTGGCCATTGCCATGGCGTGGGGGATCAGTGGTGAGGCCGAGCTGGCCGTCATGCAGGCTATCGCTGAAAAGCCGGGAGCGTTACGCGTTCTGACACATACGCTTAACCAGGCGTGGCTCACCGCCAGCGGTGAAGGCGCGGCGCTGACAGAAAAACATATTAATGCGGCCTTTAAAGAGGTTTATACCAACCCTGAATTACTCTCACAGGTGTGATTATGGCGGTATTTAATATTCCTGATATTTACGGACGCTTTTACCTGGTTAATTTCGATAACGTGAAGGTGATTTCACTGGCCGAAAATAAAGAATGTGGCGATTTACTTTTTGAATTTAATGACCGCACACGAATGGTGATATCTGCCGGACTTGATCGCGAAGGTGCGACAGAAGTTTACAGCGGAATATGCCGTTCTGTTGGTGCGAAACAAGTCAGCTAAATGAGGTGTTATATGAATATGCAATCCTGCGGTAACAAAATGAATTTATTCGACTCCCTGAACAGCGCGCGCCGTCTGACCGAACTTGCCGGTGCGGTACTGGAACGCAGTAAGCGCTATCCGCAACGTTTTGCACTGAAAACCACGCCGCCGGTAGGCAACGTGCAGGGAACCGGTGAAATTGAAATCACCATACAGACCAACGGCCTGCGCCGCCGTGTGAAGGCCACCCGCATCAGCGGCTGCACGGTTTACTGGGAGGTGTGAGGTGAAAAAAAATCTCATTGCATGGGCGTGGTCGAGTGGTCTTATTGAGTTTGGTTACGTCCTGCCGGAAGGTGCATTGCCGATAGTTGCCGGAAAGCCTGCCACGGTACGGTATGTGATTGAGGTTATGGCGCGTCATGGACGTGATGAACAGGAGCAGTTACTGGTTCCGGGGATACCGGAAGCGGTGACGGAGGAAGAAGCCTTTAATGCCATGATTCGGTTCTGCCGTGAGGTTAGACGCCGGGTCAGTTATCCAAACAGAACGAGGACCAGAGGATGAGTAAAGTCGTACGCATTATTTTCGAATACAAGGAAGATGTTATCTGCAAAAACTCTGATGGCAGCACGCACAGAGGGGTAAGTCTGGATATACGTTCAACCGGAATAAAGAAGAAAGATAATGGACCCGCCATGATTTTTGGGGTGGTTATGCTGGCAGAAAGCAGAAACTTCGCAGAGTTTGTGGCAATGAAAGCCAGTGCATTCATGAAAGACAGAGGCATGGCTTCCGGGGTTATTAACGGTAATGAATTTAATCAACAGGGGTAATTCCATGAGCAAAGTACGCGTTATTTTTGAATTTAATCATGTTTCGCATGACGAAAAGTTGGCAGGCAATGACTGTGTTGAAGTGCATGAAAAGATTGGAGTGGATGTGAAAACAGAACGTGATACGGATAACAGGCCGACGTCACTCTGTGACGTTTATGCAAGTATTCTCCAGTATCACAGTCCTGCAATTATTCAGTTTCTCTCAGCGGAATTTCAGGCATCTGCACAGTCTTTTGGAGCGGATGCCATCATTAAACGCCACCGCGTGCATAAAGCATCAGGCACACTGCAATAAGGAAAAACAAAATGGCTAAACGCGTTACAAAATTAAAGGCCGCAGCCGAGGCGGCACCGCAGACCCGGGAAGAAGTCAGCCGTGATATCCGCACCCTGGGAGATATTCAGCGAGAGGCGCTGCGCCTGGAAACGGCGATGAATGACGAAGTGGCAGAAATCACCGCCCGTTATACGCCGCAGATTGAAAATCTTAAAAAGCAAATCAAAGTGCTTTTTAAAGGGATTCAGGACTGGTGCAAAACCAACCGTGATGAGCTGACGAACGGCGGCAAAACCAAAACAGCCAATCTGACCACCGGAACGGTGTCATGGCGGCTGGGAACGCCATCATGCAGCGTCAGCCGTGATGTGGAAGGTGTGATTGAAATGCTGCGCCGTATGGGGCTTGAGCGTTTCATCCGCACGAAAGAGGAAGTGAACAAGGAAGCCGTCCTGGCGGAGCCGGATGCTGTGAAAGGCATTGCCGGTATCAAGGTGAATAAAGGCGCTGAAAGTTTTTATGTCGAGCCTTTTGAACAGGACGCCGGACTGAATAAATAACACCGCATTAATCAATTAAATATCACTTCATTTTAATTATGGCGCTCGCGTCAGGGGACTGCTTGCGCCTGAAAACAGAAAATAAGGGTTAAGAAATATGAAATACGTTTATATCGTCATTAATAATGTGGTGGGGAAATAAATCATGATTGATGCAAAAGTGCTTGAAGGGGTTAAAAACTGGCTGCGTATTTATGGCCGCCTGACCTGCGGTGTACTGGCTGAAAAAATGAATATGCCGCCATCCTCCATGGTTTATTTTCTGCGTGATGCGGTTGATGCAGGCGTGCTGACGGAATGTAACGGTTTTTATGATATTCCGCGCCCCCGCCCGGTGCAGCCGGTTCGTCGCAAATGCAGCCAGGAATCTGCGGCTGATGATGTTCAGTGGTGCGGCTTCAGAAAATCCCTGCCATGGATTGAGGGGCATGATATTCCGTCGATGGCGTGGGAATTTGCTCAGGGCGTTCTGACCTGTGAAACCGTTTATGTGGTGGCTGAAGTTGATGAGCAGGCCATGAAAGAAGGCGTGCCCCAGTTTGTGATGGCGTATATCGACATACGCCTGGGCGTCATTATCTGCGGTTTAAGCGGCTGGAATATCACTGAACATGTTCTGCGCTACCTGATTGTTGACCGGACAGCAGCGCCTGCCGGGATATCTGCGGAGGTGGCGTAATGTTCTTTAAAACATCAAACCCTTCCGCGCTGGCTGCGTGGCAAAAATACCAGCAGGACTGCCAGAAAGTTAAGGATGAGGCAAAACGCCTTGAGGCCGTGCTGAATGTTGCGTGCCGGTCGGTATTTGTATCCGGTATCAGTGGATTTTGCTTTAAGGGACTGCGTTTTACGGAGGACAAATATCCTTTTCATCGCGACTTATGGCGAAAACCGACTGCGTCGAATGGCTGGAGCTGCACACCGCGCACATCACGTATCCCTAAAACCCTGCGTGTTGCCTCTGATGAACTGAACAGTCTGTGGCGTGAATATTCGCCCGTCACGTATGCCAGAACCGATGCGCTGTTGTTCTGGCTGGGTATTGATTTCTCGGCAATCCTGTTTGGCCCTGTGAAGTGGTTCTGCGTTGACGATGTGATTTACCTTCAGTGCGGCGTAAAACCCGCAAAACAGAAAATGACCGAAATACTGTCTGATGAGTTTTATGCTGCTGAAAAGCGAGTCAGGGGGTGATGCATGATGAAATTACAACCCATGGGACTAAAAGGTCGCGCCCCCGCTCATGTCCGTCCGTGGACACCTGAAGAAGATGCGCTGCTGATTGCGCTTTATTCATCCACCCCGGTTAAGGATATTGCTGCCAGAATAAAAAGAACTGTCTGGGCTGTATATAACCGGACTGGTGTATTGCGCAGTTCATACCCGGAGTTACTGAAATATAAACACCCAAGATTTACACCTGATGAAGATAAGTTTATTCGAAAAAATGCCAGAACAATGACCTGCCAGCAAATGGGAGAATATCTCGGACGTAATAAAGATTCTGTCAGATGTCGGGCAGGAATGATTGGTGCTGGATTAACAAAGTGCGGAGAGTTACGCCCCGGCACGCGCATATCTGATGATGATGTACGTCTTATACGTGCGCTGCGTGATTCCGATTACCCACGCCGTCTGTCATTCCGGGAAATTGGCGAAAAGTTTGGAATATCTGAACATTCTGCTCACGCAGTTTATTACCGTCGCCGGACTGCCGAGGACGCTGTATTACGGGAGTTAACGCCATGATAACGACCTTATTTGTTGAATCAGATGAACCTCTTGTGTGTGCCGCCGGAATGCCGCTCTGTGGCGGAACGCTGACCGGTGTTTATTTCGGGGATTTACGCGGTTATCCCTGGCATTCACTGAATGATACTTTCCCACCTGATATGGAGGCTGTCGTGCTGATTGTTCAGTATGGTCACCGTCAGGAGCTGCGCATCGGCCATATGGGGTATGAAGGCTTTTTTGTTGATGAAGAAACCGGAGCCTGCCTTGAAGATGAAGACGGACAGGTGACGCACTGGTGTCATATTTCGGCTTTACCGGAATTACGGGAGGTGAATGCGTGAGAAGTTATATTGATAATGAAAAGCTGGAGACAATAAGCGACTGTCTTAGCTTGCTGGCAAAAATCAAAGAAACTATTGAAGAGATTAAATTTCAGCTTGAATACGCACCATGTGGCGATGATGCATGGCGTAATGCTGCCAGAAAAGCACTGGCTGTCTTTCAGAAACAACGCCGGGCTGTTGAATACCGCCTTGCTGTATTGCGCCAGGAGGAAAAGGAAAGAAATATAAGACGTCATGAACGCGTTAATGATTTCCTTGTTCGTGAATTAAAAGAGCGCGTGCCGGAGTCGGTATTTTTTGAATGTGAGGCTATAGCCCGTAGCAAAGCACTGGAAACAGATTAAGCAGGCAGGTGAATAATGAGTATTGAATTAAGATCGTCTTATGAATATCGCAAAATCCTTATCGCCGGAGGCATGAAACCGGAAGATGCAGAGAAATTCGTTTCTTTTATGGATAAAGAATGTGACAAGCGGGATATGCCAGAAATTATTATGGATGACATGATTCTGGATTCAGCCGTGGCGTTAAGTCCGTTATGGATTGTGCATACTCTTGCGGAAATAGCTAAAAGAAGTGACAAGCAGGCGGCTGTCGCCGCCCTGCGATTACTGGCTGAATTAAGTTGTTCAGTCAATCCCAATACGTTCTTTGACGAACCTGGTTAACATTGATTTGGTAACTTCTTTAATTAGATCAAATGGTGCGTCTGTAAACTCCTTTTTGATTCTTTCAAGGATTGGTTTTTTCTCAGGGCGTTAGCTAAATCATGCCCCTGCTGGGTAAGCATAATGGGCGTGTTTCTGAAACCAACGCCCAGAGAATGGAAAAAGAAACCAATATATTTGGGTGTTTCTGACTGCATATCACCATTAACAATTGAGCCATTATCAGCGAGAAGCATAAGATGAAAAACTTTTTTATCCTTTTCCTCTCCTTCTGCCTCAGCCATGCCCAGATCCTGTAGTGTAAGGAAAGGTGTTTCAGCATCCTGAAAAGTTGTGAGAATACTTAATACTTCATCGTAATCTATTTTCATATCGATACCTTTAGTTTTATCCGGGCGGCGTTGCCATGCCGCCTGTTGTTACGGAGACACGATAATGAATCGCGCTTCCCTGATTACCTTAATACATGTCGCAAAACGCGATCTACAGCTTGACCATGAGACCTACACATCCGTACTACTGGCAGCCACCGGCAAACCCAGTTGCCGGGATATGTCACCGGATGAGTTATCCCGCGTGCTGGATGTTTTCAAAAAACGCGGTTTTAAAGTGCGTCAGAAGCCGGTTAACCGGGCCTTAAAACCGGGTACGGTGACCGCCAAAATTCGCGCCATCTGGAAGGTGATGCACCGGCAGGGCTTTATCTCTGATGGCGGGGAAACAGCCCTTAACCGCTGGGTGAAATCGCAGACGGTCGCTCAGAACGGCGGCGAAGGTGTGGCTAACTGGCAGTGGCTGGAACAACACCCCGCGCTGGCCTCTGATGTGCTGGAGCGTCTCAAACGCTGGCACCGCCGCAAGATGCTGGATGTGCTGGGGATGTCAGCGCGTACAGTGATGAGTTATGAGCGCGTTTGCAGGCTGTATGAAGAATCCTCCCCCTTTTAACCCCAAATCCCGCCACAGCGCGGGATTTTTATTTTAAACTTGCCCTGTGTAATGATGACCGGAGGCGGGTATGGCTGAAACACAGATGAGCATGTTTGGTGACAGCGAACAGCTGCACGCGCTGATTGACCGTCTGGATGATATTCCTGATGATGAGCTGAAAAAGAACTGGCCCGGCACGCTGCGGGACCTGGTTGATGTGATCAGTGCTGAACTGCACCGTCAGGGGATTGAACCTGCTCAGGCGGGAATGCTTGCCCGTAAGGTTGCAGCCGCACAGGCCGGGTACATGGGCGGGCGTGGTTATTATCTCCCGGTCGGTGAATCCCTTTTCACCGAACTGCGCAATAATGAAATTTTTTCCCGCTGGAGCCAGGGCGAAAAAATTGAAACCCTGCGCCGCCATTACCAGATGTCAGAGACGCAGATTTACTCCGTTATCCGCAACCAGCGTCGCCTGCATCAGGAGCGCACGCAGCCCCGGCTTTTCTGATATTCCGCAAATCCTGCCCCCTTTTTCCCACGGTTACGCTGGCTCAGAGAACACCATGAGACAGCGTAACAATGCCAAAACTCCCCGCGCCACTGCGTAAAAAGCTGATTGCCCTTGTTCTGGCCGGAGCCGGGACGTTCACTATTGCCACGCACTACACCGGCTACTGGGAAGGGAAAGAAAACACCACGTATCTCGACCCCACCGGCACCCCATAAGCGCTAACTTAAGGGTTGAACCATCTGAAGAATGCGACGCCTCGGTGCCTCGTTAAGACGATGCCTCGCGTTCTTCAATTGCGCTTTGTAGGCTGTCAGGGATACTGTCCCACGAATGGCCACCTGTAAGCTCCAGATGACCATTTTTGTTATTCTCCACAACGAGTTAGTTCTTCTTTTCGGATCCGGCACTTCTGGGGGGGAAATCCAGCGATGGCTGGATTATGTCGTCAATTAAAAATGCGGCGAGTAGATTAGCAAATATCCACGCTTTCGCGAGTTCAGGTTCCTTTGCACGCAAAGCATCCAGGTGCAGCAAACTTTTGAGCCGCTTAAAAGCCAGTTCAATTTGCCATCGCAGACGGTAACAATCAGCCACTTGCTCTGCTGAATATTCATCTTCCGGTAATGATGTTAGCAATAGCACATGGCCCGCTGCTTC